AATAAAGATGTCAGATTACCGTTTTAGCTTGGTACCTGCAGATAAAAATTCAGAGGCTGTAGCACAAATATCAAAGGATTCTAAAGAGAATAAGGGAAAACTAATATATTTAAATAAGGATGCACGTGATGTAGAAGAAAAGGCAAATGATAAATTAACATTGTTCTATGAATATGCTCGCAATAAACGTATCAAACAAAGTGATTATGATGACATGGTGAATGCAATAGAACTGAATGAAGTGCCAGAAAATAAAAAGACAAAGGATATCTATAATGACTTTAAAACACATTTGAGACGATCATCCGAGGTATTATTTAAGAATGCAACACTTGAGGTTGTTCCCTTTGTTGGTGATAATGAGCTCAGAGAAACGATTCTAGTATGCGGTAATGCTGGATCAGGTAAGAGTTACTGGGTTGGACAGTATCTAGAGAAATGGCAAAAGTTATTTCCCAAGTCTCCCATATATCTATTATCGAATAAACCATTGGCTGATGAAAAGGCGTATTCTAAACTGAAAAAGATACAACAAATACCATTAACAAAAGCTAGATTAGATGAGATCATCGGTGAGAATGAAGATATTGTTGATGCCGATGCAGATGGATATTCTCCACATCAATACTTCATTTCTAATACTGGTGAGTCTATGGTCGTGTTCGATGACTATGAATCTGGTGGATCAATTGAAAAGCAAGTTAGAATTATAATGAATAGTGTTTTGACCGTCGGTAGATCGAAAAGAATATATTGTATCATTGTTTCTCACAGTATCAATGCTGGCCAGAAAACAAAACTAATTTATAGTGAAGTTGATGCATTTGTCTATTATCCTAGTGGTTTATCACCAAGCAATCTAAAATACAATCTATTGAATTATACTAAATTAGACCAACGACAAATATCTAAAATTATAGATAGTAATAGTCGATGGGTTTTCATTCATAAGAATAAACCAACTTACATTATTGAAGAAACACGATTATGGTTATTCTAAATTATTTTATAGGGTATTTAATAATGACTAATTTAAAAAAACTTCTCTGGTATTCATTATCGGATAGAGATATAAGTAATTTCTTTAATGGTGGGATAAATATATTACGATTTAGTGATCTAGATGACTATGATAATATTGATGATGTAATTGGTGATTATGAACGATGTGCTCTATTATTTGAAGCAGATGAGAGTAATCATTGGTGTCTAATACAAATGGTAAGACCGCCAAATAAGAAGCCATATATTCTATTTTTTGATTCATATGGCTTGATACCCGAAAATGAATTTAATTACGTTCCTAAGAGTTTTATGAGCATTAGTAAACAGCAACGGGGAACATTAATAAAATTACTTATTGATCAACCTCTGGATGTACATTATAATAACCATAAATTACAAAGTATGCAAGAAATAGATGGGCAGATACCAAATGATTGTGGAAAATGGTGTTGTCTTATCGGTTTATATAACACATTAACTGAAGATCAATTCGCAAAGCAATTTTATGATCATGAATTATTACCAGATGAATTATGTGTTTTATTATATGATGAATTGAAGGATAGAAAAAATAAATGAATTTAATAAGTATAATAATAATCTTTTATTATTATAATAACCAAAACTGTCGCAAAGTGACGAAACAAGTGATACAATATTTTTAGCTTTACAAGCGTTGAATAGTAGCCAAACAAATGGTAATACTATTCAATGCAATATTCAACAAAACTCAAATGCGATCGTGCAAGACTTATCTGAATGGAATATCTATTTACAATCAGTAACAATAACAACAGCAGAATTACCATATTTTAACTGCTTTAGAAATATAATTGATCCAGTAGCAAATCCAGATATTATGAATTTTAGTATTACATTCTATGATACTGACGATGCTAATCAGCCATTTGACCTTGGTGGTCCAGCTCCAGCTGGTGTAATAGGATTTGGTACGAATGTAGGAAATGCATGGCAAGGTGTTACAGTATTTCTAACTTATGTATCTGAAAATTTGCCTAATTCAACTGGACGATCATACTATAATATTCATTCAATTAATCAATTTATGAGCTTTATCAATACTGCAATCAATTATATCATTAGTATATGGACTGGTGCTCCTATTGCTGAAGATTCTATGTATTTTAGTTATGATCCAACGACACAGTTCTATCAATTAACAATGCCAAATGCATTTTACGATCCTGACTCAACTGTAGAGATGTATACAAATTCTTTTCTAGAACGTATTCTAGATGGATTCAGATGGATTTACCTAGGTGTTCCATATAGTATTGGTGACGCTAATTACACTGGTATGGATTATCAATTTGTTCGACAAAATTATCCTTTTAATCAGAATGGGGCAATGGGCCCATGGACATTTACAACTGAATATTCATGTGTTGCTAATATGTTAGACGTTCATTCCATTTTAATTCAAGCAAATAATGGTGATCTACAAAATGTTAGACAACAAGTAGTCCCCTTGGCAGAGAGTATATCAGCAGTGACAACTAATAAATCTTTGAATTTACCAAGTTTATCGGTACTTAAAAACTTAGATATAGATTTCACTAATTTGGCTTTAAGTAGTATTAATAACTGTTTTATTCAATATGAATCCGCAATTAATGCCTTTCCGATTAATACATTTGGTAACGGTCCACTAAAAACGATCAGCCTACAACTATACATTCAAACCATTGACAATTCGACTTACCCATTGAATATACCAGCTGGATCTGGATACGCAAATGTTAAGATTTGTATCAAGCGAAAACTGAAAAATAAAACTTAAAAAAGAATGAAATGACTTAAAGATATGATGCTAGTATAACCATATAATAATGCAAATGGAAACTGAAATTACGAACACATATCAAAGTGGAAAGATATACCAAATTACAGATAATGCGTATACCAAATGTTATATTGGAAGTACGATAGAAAAGTATTTGAGTAATAGAATGGGTAGCCATGTAAGTGGATACAAAAAATGGAAATCTGGAAAACGAAATTCAAAAACAATGTCATATGAATTATTCGATGAATTTGGAGTACAAAATTGTAAAATAGAACTAATTGAGTTATTTCCATGTAATTCAAAAGAAGAATTGAACAAGCGCGAAGGATATTGGATAAAACAATCTGAATGTGTAAATAAACAAGTTACTGATAAAAATAATAAAGAGCATAAACAAGTTGCTGATCAAAATAATAAAGAGTATATAGATGAAAATGAAGAAAAAAACACATATCAAAATGGAAAGATATATAAAATTACAGATAATGCGTATACCAAATGTTATATTGGAAGTACAATAGAAAAGTATTTGAGTAATAGAATGAGTGGCCATGTTGGAGGCTATAAAAGATGGAAAGCTGGAAAACCTAATTCGAAAACAATGTCATATGAATTATTCGATGAATTCGGAGTAGAAAATTGTAAAATAGAACTAATTGAGTTATTTCCATGTAATTCAAAAAAAGAGTTACATAAGCGTGAAGGATATTGGATAAAACAATCTGAATGTGTAAATAAATTTATTGCCGGTCAAACAGATAGAGAATATTACGAAGAAAATAAAGAGGAGATACATATAAAACAAAAGATATATAGAACTGAAAATGCTGATAAGGTCAAAGAATGGTTTGAAAAGAATGCAGAGACTCTAAAGGAGAAGCGTATTAAAAAGTATAATGATAATAGAGATGATCAATTGGAAAAAATGAAGAAATTTCGAGAAGAGAATAAAGATTATTTTATTAAATATGCAGAAGAACATCGTGAAGAGAAGAATGCAAAGGGAAAGCTATACTATGAAGCAAATAAGGATAAAATTTCTGAAAAAATAGTTTGTGAATGTGGAAATACATATTCGAAATATCATAAAAGTAGACATTTTAAAACCAAACAACACATTGAAAAACTCGCTAATGGTGTATGATAATTTAATATAAAACAAAAATAATATAGTAATTAATTGTATTATTATAATTTTCTAATCGGATATTATAATAAAATCAATGTCATTGTCACAAGAGCTTAATTTTGTTAATTCTGTGGATTCGAGACTTCGTATAATCGAGGGAAAGAAGCCAGAATACACATTGCCCTATGGCATTAAATCCCAAGAGTTTCTCAATATGCCTTCGCAAAATGCATCATCGAACAGTGGAACACAGTATACAATTCAATTGGGAGCTAATCAAATCCTCTCAAACTACCTTGTTGAGGAGGTTCCAATCGTCGCAACCTTCACATTCGTTAATGCAGTCGGAGCCGGCGCCGCCGTGAGACCATTTATGGGAGCTGGTTTCTCTGTTAGATTCGATCCATTAGATAATATAAGTCAAAA